ATGAGGTGCGACGTGGACACTTCCGCCGACGCGAAGCCCGGCGTGGCTTCCGACACTGCAATCGAGACCGAGACCACCGCCACGGCCGATGCCGCCGCCGAGCCGACCGTGACGGTCGCCGACGAGGAGATCGGCGACGCGCGCGACGACGACAGCGATGAGGCCGATGCGGGCGCGGACGCGGACGAGTCGCGGCCGCGACGCTCGCGCTCGCGCCGCTACAAGGAGCGCATCGCGCGGCTCGAGCGCGAGCTCGCCGAGGCGCGGACGCACGTGGTGCGGCCGTCCGTCGGCGCCCACGACGACGAGTTGGTCGAGCCGAACGAGCGCGACTTTCCGAACGACTATCTCGCGTATGACCGCGCGCTGCGCGAGTACCAGACCCGCAGAGTCATCCGCGACGAGCACCGCCGGCAGGCCGAACGGCAAGCCGCGGTGGCGCATCACATCGAACAGCGTGAACGCGTCGACGCCTATCAGCGGCGGCTCGAAAGCGTGCGCGAGCGCATCCCCGATTTTGCCGAGGTGATGCGCGAGCGCGCGGGCGAGGGCGCCGCGATCCGCAACGACGTGCGCGACCTGGTCATGGAGTCACCGAAGGGGCCGCTGCTCGCCTATTACCTGGCGACGAACCCCGACGTGCTCGATGACATCAACGCGATGTCGCCCGGCGCGGCCGCCAAGATGATCGGCAGCCTCGAGGCGCGCATCCGCGGCCCACGGCCCAAGCTGTTGACCGACGCCCGCCCGTCGCGCGCCTCGCCGCACGGCGGCACGTCGGGCGCCGGCAAGTCCTACGCCGACATGTCGATGGACGAGTTCATCGCCGCGCGGCAGCGGGAGCAGCGGGGCGCTTAACGCGAACAATCGGAAAGTCGTTCGCGTCGTCAGGAAGGCACGGCCTCTCGCTCCCTCCCCCGTTTACGGGGGAGGGGACGCGCAGTGCCTCGCCGACAACCCATCCCCAACTCACCGACACACAAGAAAGGCACGCAATGGCCAACACTGTCTCCACGCCGAGCGTCATCGCCAAGGAAGCGCTGATGCTGCTCGACAACATGCTCGTCATGGGCAACCTGGTGCACCGCGGCTACGAGGCCGAGGTGCAGAAGCAGGTCAACGGCTACAAGAAGGGCGGCAAGGTCCTGATCCGCAAGCCCGCCAAGTACACGTGGCGCGCCGGCGCCACCGCCGCGCCGCAGGATTCGACCGAGAAGGAGCTCACGCTCACCGTCAATACCCAGGGCGGCGTCGATCTGCAGTTCACCACCGCCGACATGACCTTGAAGATCTCCGAGTTCTCGGAGCGCTTCCTCAAGCCGGCGCTGATCACCATCGCCAACCAGATCGACCGCGACGTCGCCGGCCTCTACAGGAAGGTGTGGAACTGGGTCGGCACGCCGGGCCAGGTGATCGATGCGTTCGGCGACTTCGGCAAGGCGCCGCAGCGGCTGACCGAGATGGCGGTGCCCGACGATCGCTGCGGCGTGCTCGCGCCGGCCGACAAGTGGGGCCTGCTCGGCTCGCTCACCGGCTCGTTCGTGCAGGACATCTCGCGTCCGGCGATCGAGCGGGCGCGGCTCCCCATGGTCGGCAATGTCGACCTCTACGAGACGCAGAACGTGCGCACCCACACGGTCGGCAGCAAGGCCGGCACGCCGCTCGTCAACGGCGCGTCGCAGAGCACCGCCTATGACGGCAACAACACGCAGAACCTCGTCACCGACGGCTGGACCGCCGCGTCGGCGATCCTCAAGTCGGGCGACGTGTTCACCATCGCCAACGTGTTCGCCGTCAATCCGGTGACCAAGGACGTGATGCCGTACCTGCAGCAGTTCGTCGTCAACAACGACGTCTCCGCCGACGGCTCCGGCAACGCCACGCTGTCGATCTCGCCGGCGATCATCACGACCGGCGCGTTCCAGACCGTGTCGGCGGCGCCGGCCGACAACGCGGCGATCACCGTCGCCGGCACCGGCAACACCGGCTATGCGCAGAACCTGGTGTTTCACAAGAATGCCTTTGCGCTGGTGATGGTGCCGATGGAGGTGCCGTCCGGCGTGCATCCGTCGCTGGTCGGCCGCGAGACGCACAAGGGTCTCTCGGTGCGGCTGGTGCCGTATTACGACGGCGCGAACGACATCTCGAACTGGCGTCTCGACGTGCTCTACACGGTGGCGGCGATCTATCCGGACCTCGCCACCCGCGTCAGCGGCACGTAACGTGGCGTCCCCGGCATGTGTGAGCCCGCTCACACATGCCGGGCCTGTGCGGTGGTAATCGACCGGCGCGTCGGACCTGAGCATCGGCCGCCTTGGAATTCTTCCGTAACGCCAAGGCGGCCTTCACTTGTTGGTGAGCGACCCGAGGTTGCCCAAGCCCGCCCGCAGGACTATCTCTGCGAGGGGATTACAGGAATCACTATGAGGACCGCTTTCATGTCCCTTCTCCCGCGATTGCGACGGGGCAAGGACCCGGACACCGAAGCCCTGCAGGAGCGCGTATCGACCCTGCAGACGGCGCTGAACCAGTGCGCCGAGGTGGCCAGCCGCTGGACCAGCTTCCAGCGCGGCGTCAGCGTCACGCTGGCGGTGCTGCTGCTCGCCGTGGGCTTCACGCTCGGCGTCTATCGCGACCACATCAGGTCAGCCGGCACGACGCTGGTGCGGGCGGTTGGCCTCACGGCCACTCCGGATTTCGAGACAGCCGATGCGGCCTATCGCGACGCCGAGTACGCCAAGGCGCTCGATCTCGTGCGTCCGCTCGCCGATGCCGGCGACGCCCGCGCGCAGGCCCTGCTCGGAGTGATGCACTACCGCGGCCGGGGCGTTGCGCAGGACTATGATGAGGCAGTCAAGTGGTTTCGCCGCGCTGCCGATCAGAACGAGGTCGCCGGGTTGTTCTATCTTGGCTTCATGTATTCGGAAGGGCAGGGCGTGCCGCAGGACTTCGCCGAATCGGCGAAGTGGTTCGGCCTGGCCGCCGAGCGCGGCGATCCGGGCTCGCAGTACAATCTCGCGCTGTCGCTTGCCAAAGGCGAGACCGGGCAGCCGGACAACGTCAACGCCTATATGTGGTTCAATCTCGCGGCGGCGCGCTTCCCGGCGTCCGACACCCGGCGCAACGCTGCGATCACCAACCGCGATTCGCTCGCCGGCAAGATGACCCCCGCCGAGGTCGCCGAGGCGCAGAAGCGCGCCCGCGAGTGGCAGCCGAAGTAGGCAGGCACGGCGCCGCCGGGCCCGGCCGCGCCAGTTCAGCACAGGTGACGCATGAAATCACGTGACGACGTCGTCACGGCGCTGCTGCTCGACCTCAACGTGATGGGGCTCGGCGAGGCGGCGCCCGCGGAGGAGCAGAGCTACGTCGACGCGCGGCTCGACGGCATGCTCGACGACCTGGTCGCGCGCCGGAAACTGTTCATCACCGATGCCGCGCAGATCCCCGACTCGTGCTTCGAGCCGCTGCTCGCCTGCCTGGTGCTGCGCTTCGGTCCGAAGTTCGGCCGCGCCGAGCCGGTGCTCGCCGACGTCATCGCCGCGGAGGAGCGCCTCAAGGCGGCGTCGGCGCCGGTCGCGCCGCGGCCAACGCTCGAGCTCGACCCGGCGCTCCGCGGCACGACCGTGCCTTCCTATCGCGTGAGATACTGAGCATGATCCCGAAAAGTGGATTCCGGTTTTCGGAATAAGATCATGCTCTGACAAGGCCCGTCACACGTCGGGCATCACGGCATCTGGCCGTGCCGCTCCATGCAGCCGTTGTAGCGGATGATCTGCATGGTCTGCCAATCGCGGTTGTTCCACGGCGCGACCTCGGCGTTGCAATCGCGCAGCGCTTTCTCCCGGCTGCCGTTCATCTCGGTGCTGAGATAGAGGTGTTGCGTCTGGTATCGCTCCCTGGCGAGGCCCGGTGAGGCGCTCGCGACGACGGCAAGCCCCAAGCTGAGGGCGGTCAGACAAGTCTTCACGTTCGGCATGGTCGTCTCCTGAAAAGTTGGGAGGCCGCCTCGATTCCTCGCCGCGGCCTCGCGCTCACATGCAGGCAATCGCCTGCCCACGACAACGCTTCGCCTTGCTCAGAGTTTTCCGATCCTGCGCAATTCGCATTGCATGAATGCGACTGGCGATCGTTGTCGCGAAACTGTCATTGCAACGTCGCGGTCCTGTCGCGCGTCCGTCATGCGGCGGCCCGCCCGCGCTCCTCGAGGTGATACATGGTCGCCATTCCATGGCCCACGACGTCGTCGCCGGCGAAGCTGCCGCATCTCTCCGGCGGCCGGCTGGTCAACTGCTATCACCAGCAGATGCCGGCGACGACGCGCTCGCCCGACCGCTGGCGGCGCGCGCCCGGCCTGCGCAATTTCGCGACCACGGCGCGCAGCGGCCATCGCGGCTCGATCGTGGTCGGCTCGACGCTCTACGCGGCGTTCGCCAACAACGTGACGCGGTTCGACGCGGCCGGCGTCGCCAGCAATGTCGGGACGCTCAACGGCACGGCGAAAGTGTTCTGGGCGCGCAACAACAAGGTGCCGACGCCCGACATCGTGGTGGTCGATCCCGACAACGGCGCGTCGGTGGTCACCACGTCGAGCGTCTCGAGCTATCCCGATGCCGACGTCGGCGCGCCGAACTCGGTCGCATTCCTCGACGGCTACTTCTTCTTCAGCTACGGCGACGGCACCTGCCGCGCCTCGGGGCTCAATGCGACGTCGATCGATCCGCTCACCTTCATCAAGTGCGAGGGCAAGCCGGACGGGCTCCTGCGCGCGATCGCCTTCTCCGACCTCTATCTCGCCGGCACCGACTCGATCGAGGTGTGGCACGACACGGCGGAAGCCGCGCCGGCGTTTCCGTTCTCGCGCCTGAAAGTGATCCCGAAGGGCATCATCGGCCGCTATGCGGTGACCGGCTTCGAGGACGGCATCGGCAAGGGCATCGTGTTCGTCGGCAATGACCGCGTCGTCTACGTGCTCAACGGCTACGTGCCGGTCGCGATCTCGACGCCGGCGGTGATCGAGGCGATCGAGGCGCATCTCGCGGCGGGCGGCGATCCGGCGCAGATCGAGCTGTTCCCCTACGTGGTCAACGGCCGCGCCTGCATCGTGATGACGTCGTCGTCATGGACCTGGGTGTTCGACCTCGACGCGGTCGAGTGGCACGAGCGCGCGTCCTACCTGTCATCGTCGTGGCGCGCGACCGGCGCGGTGAAAGCCTTCGACAAGTGGATCGCCGGCGACAAGGCGTCGGGCAGCCTGGTCGAGATCAGCGGGCTCGCGCGTGACGAAACCGGCGCGCCGCTGGTGTTCGAGATCGAGAGCGGGCCGGTGGCGAAATTTCCGGCACGCGTCTCCGTCGCGCAGGCGGCGTTCGACCTCGCGCAGGGCGTCGGCGAGGCGACCGGGCCGGACCCGATCGCGACCGATCCGCAGGTCGCGATCAGCTACAGCGACGACGGCGGCTTCGCCTGGTCGGCGCCGCGGCTGCGGCGGCTGTCGCGGCAGGGCGAGGTGAAGGGGCCGATCAGGCTGTCGAAGTGCGGCACGACGAAAACCGCCGGCCGGCGCTGGCGGCTGACCGTGTCAGACCCGGTCGACGTCGAGCTCACCGGCGGCGACATGGCCGCCGAGGTGAGAAACGCGTGATGCCCACGAGCACGCCGAAACCACCGCCGATCCCGGATGCCGACATCCCGGTGGTCGATCCGCAGACCGGACGCATGACGCCCGAATGGTACCGCTGGTTCGCGTTCTACGACCGCATCTGGCGGCAGATCCGCAACGAAATCCCGTAGCGCATATCCCGGAAAAGCCTGCCCTCGGACTCTGATCCGAGGGTGGACGCCGGTTTTCCGCAAAGGATATGCGCCAGACAGAACGAGGTGAAACGATGGGACTGATGGATGCTTTTTCGACCCGGCCGGCCGAGGACGCCGCCGAAGCGCGCAAGCGCGGGTACAACGCCGCCTACGACCAGGCGAGCCGCGAGATCATCGCCGGCCGCAACACCGCCAACGACTATTACGGCCGCGCGCTCGCTCCGTATCAGCAGCTCTACGACTCCGGAAAGGCCGGCGTCGACGCCTACAGCGACGCGCTCGGGCTCAACGGGCCCGAGGGGAACGCGCGCGCTGTGTCGCGTTTCCAGGCCGGCCCCGGCTATCAATGGGCGGTCGACCAGGCGATCGCCAACGCGGATCGCGGCGCCGCGGCGCGCGGTACGTTGTCGAGCGGCGGCACCCGGGCGGCGGAGCTCGGGCTTGCCTCGAACCTCGCCAACCAGGAGTGGGGCAACTACCTCAACCGGTTCTCTCCACTCACGTCGCTCGCGGGCTCCTCCGCGTCGGGCATGGCGGGCGTGAACACCAGCGCGGCCAGCACCAATTATCAGGCCGGCAAGGATCTCGCCGACTACGGCTGGAAGCAGCAGACCGGCATTGCCGATGCGCAGGCCGCCGCCGACCTCGCCCGCTACAACGCCTCGCAGAACGCCTGGGGCGCGATCTCGCAGGGCGCCAATCTCGGCGCGAAGCTGCTCGGCTTCGGCACCGGCCCGGGCGGCTTCAGCAACTTCGCTTCGACGTTCGGGTGACAATCGCAACAACTGGAGAAAGACAATGGCTGATCTCAACACGCTGATCGCACAAGGCCCGCCGCGCACGGATTTCTCGCCGCTGTCGACGTTGTTCGACAGCTACGGCGCGGGACAGAAGGCGCGCCGGCAGCAGGACATCTGGGACGCGCGCCGGCAGGCCGCGGTGACCGGCGCCGACGGCAAGCCGGACTATGCGGCGACCGCGCGCAATCTGCTCGGTGCAGGCGACATCGAAGGTGCGCGCCTGATCGCTGCCATGGTGAAGGACATGCGCTGGGGCACGATCGGTGCTGGAGCGAACGTTGCGACGGACAACGACGCGGCTCCGGCCGCCAACCCGACCTGGCCGAAGATCCCGATGGCGGCGGCGCAGGCCTTGAAGCTCGATCCATCGCGGCGCGAACAATTCGACGCGACCTACGGTCCGGGAGCGTCGGCACTCGTGCTGAGATGGGGGCCGTGATTCCATGGCCGGCACGATCCCGAACCTGCCGTTGTCGATGCAGTTCGACAAGGACAGCGGCAAGCCGCTGCGCGGCGGCAAGCTGTCGTTCTACCAGGCCAACACGACGACGCCGCAGCTTGCCTACAAGGATGTCGGCCTTACACTGCCGCATCCGAACCCGATCACGCTCGACGGCGCCGGGCGCGTGCCGAGCTTCTACCTGGCCGACGGCTTGGTCCGCGTGCGGCTCACCAATGCGCGCGGCTCGGTGCAGTTCGACGAGGCGAGCCTGCTGGTGATCGGCCCGTCGGCCGGCGGCGGAGGCGGCGGCGGCTCCGTCGACGCGACAACGGTCTTTCAGACCGGCGATGTGATGTGGCTCGACGTGGACGTCGTCCGCTTGGGATGGGTCCGCGACAACGGGCGCACGATCGGGTCGGCCGCATCCGGCGCGACCGAGCGTGCGAACGCCGACTGCCAGTCCCTGTTCACCTTCCTGTGGCAGAACTTCGATACCACGCTTTGCCCGGTGCTCGGCGGGCGCGGCGGCTCGGCGGCGTCTGATTGGGCGGCCGACAAGCAGATCACGCTCCCTGATAAGCGCGGCTATGTCACGGGCGGCCTCGACACCATGGGCAACGCGGCGGCCGGGCGGCTCTCCGGTGTGCCGATCCTCTCGGGCGGCGTGACGACGCCCGGGTCTCTCATCGGCGAGCCGACGCACGCGCAGACCGTCAACGAGATGCCGAGCCACAATCACGGCGGCGAGACGGGCGACCCGACGACGAGCCCGAGTGTCGGAGCCGCGGTCGCCTCGCAGGGAAATAGTGGCGTCGGCAATTTCTACGCGGTCAACACGACGCTCCCGGCGCACCATCACACGATCGCTTCCCAAGGTGGCGGGCAGGCGATGAACGTCACTCAGCGAACCGTGCTTGGCACGTTCTATCGGAAGCTCTGACCATGTACGTGGGCGCTCTTGATCCGGTTTCGAACCGCGCCGATTGGCGCGTGACGCGCGAGATTGTCGACGACGACACCGGCGAGCTTGTCGACCTCACGGGGGCAATGATCCGTTTCGCAGTGCGCGAGCGGCGGAGCGGCGCCTACGTGCTCTCCGGCTCGACGAGCGACGGGCATATCACGATCGACGACACGAGCGCCTTCACCGTGTCGTTCACTGCCGCGGAAATGCGCTCGCTCTGCGCCGGCATCTACGATGCGGGATGCACCGTCGAGCGCGACGGGGCCATCTATCAATTCATCATCGGCACGGTGACCGTGCTCGACGGGGTGATGCAATGACCAACCTTCGCATGCGCGTTCCGGTGCCGTTCCCCGCCAACGTCGCGGGCGACGGCGGCATCACCGTTTACAAGCTCAATGGCGAATGGATCATCGCGCCGGACTTCGGCGCGCTCGCCGCGCTCGCGTCGGTGTCCGACCCGGCCGTGACATCGGTGTGGATCTATAACGCGACGACCGGCGTCTACAATCAGATCACGCTCTCGCTGCTGTTGCAGTCGGTGGCGCAGACCGGCTCGGGTTACGCGGTCGCGCTGATGGTCGACACCTCGTCGACCGCCGACGGTGATCCGGGCGCCGGCAAGCTCCGTTTCGACAATGCGACGCAGAACGCGGCGGCGACGTTCTTTGTCGACCTCCTCGACAGCGTCGGCGCCAACATCAGCACCGTGCTCGACCAGCTCGACGACAGTACGTCGGTGGTCAAGGGACAGTGGTCGCTGGTCAAGATCGGCGACCCGTCCAAGCGGTTCATGGGCACGCTGACCGCGGTCACGACCGCGACCGGCTATCGCAAGCTCTCCATCGCCGTGACCTATTCGACATCGGCGTCGCCGTTCTCGAATGGCGACGCGGTGCTGTTCTCATTCGTGCGCGCCGGCGACAGTTCCGGCGGCAACGTGAGCGGCCCCGGCACCGTCACCGCGGGGCAAATCGCGGCCTTCGCCGACGCCACGGGAATGCTGTTGCAGGCATACACCGCCGCGCAAACGCTCGCCTACCTCGGGATCGGCGCGAACCCCGGCGGCCCGGCCTACAACGACGTCGCGTTGCAGCGTGATAGCGCGTGGGCGCACATCGCGCGCGCACGCTCTCACTTCTATTCGGCTCAGTAACGAGAGGAGGACGGATTGTCCACGCAACCGCAGTATGGGGCGCAGCCGATCGGCTTCGGCCCGGTGAACTTTGGAACGGCCAACACCAACCGCGACGGCAGCGGCAGCATCGCCCAGATCGCCGTGGGGCGTGGCCCGGGGACGCGCGTCGAAAGTGTGCTCATCAAGGGCACGGTGACGACGACCGCCGGCATGGTCCGCATTTTCAAGAAAGCCTCGGGCCTCGCCCGCAACACTGACGGAACGTTCGCGAGCTACAGCGCGCCGACGTGGCGGCTCATTGCCGAGGTGGCCGTTTCGGCGATCACGGTCGGCACCAGCACCAAGGCGTTCGAAGGCGAGTGGCGGCCGACCAACGGCATTACGCTTGCCGACGGCGAACAGCTTGGCGTCTCGACACACAACGCCGAGGCGTTCAACGCCGAAGCGCTCGGTCAGCACCTCTGAGGAGCGGCGATGAACCCAGGCTTGCACGGCTGGCCCTCGCGGGCGTGGCTGCTCCTCGATCGCTTCGCGCAAGTGTTCTCCGGCGGCGTCGTCATCGCCGGGGAATACGACATCGCGACCAGCAAGCGACTGCCCATCGGCGAGGATCCGGCGATGGCGATCCCGGCGAGTGTCACGCCGGAGGCCGGCAACGGCCCGTTCCAGGCGGGCTTGAACAACGGCGCGTTCACGCTCAACGCGGGGACGCAATACGGCTCCTACAAGATCCGGCTCGTGAACGGGTCGGCGGCGGGTGCGGTCACGTTCTCGGGCTTCAACAAGCAGTTCGCCGGCGACAGCCCGACGACGACGGCAGGCGATCAGTTCGACGTGTACATCACGATCGCGGGCCGCAAAACGTACATGGTAAAGGCGCTGCAATGACGATCGCGCTGCCATTCCCGAGTATTATCCGGCCACGACGTCAGCGCCTAGTCATTCCGTGTGCGCGCTGTAAGCGGCGGGCTGACGCGCTCCGCGATCTCGTCAGCAGGTTCGCACCGTTCACCCTGTTTCCGCCGAGCGGTGCGGGGTGCGCTTGCACGCCGGCCTACGATAGCGGCGACCGGCGCGCGAGTATCACTGTCACCACGAACCTCACAACCGGCAACGGCACGCTTAACTTGATACTCGACGGGAACGTCGCGCCGGACGCCACTACAGCGTGGGGGCCGAATTCACAGACCGTCGACAATACGAAATTCTTGCGCTTCCAGTGGAGTTCGCAGCGCAAGATCACGGAAATTACTTTTTCGGGCGACGCCAGTTCTCACGGGGTTTGGCGATGGCAAGGCTCGAACGATGGCACCAGCTGGACCAATATCGGTTCAACCTTCACGCTGACCATAAACACCCCACTGACCGCGATGAGCGCCGCGACCGACGGCTACATCTATCATCAATTCGCCGGCGTGAGCGGCTCGACGGTGTTTGCGTGGTGGTCCGAAATCAACTTCAAGATCTGCACGTGTTGAGAAGGCTCATGACAGTGTGACAGCCGGTTCGGCGGTCGTTGGATCGCCTGGATGGCCCCGTGCGATGATCCGGCGCTAAGTTCAACAGGTTGTGGTTGCAGTCCTTCATGCACCCGTAGGCATCCGGTGCACCATAGGTAGGTTGTGGCCCGCGCCGACCGCGAGCGCAGCCAAAATCAACACTACGGAGAGCCTCAGCCGCGCTTTGACATTTCACAGATGTCCGCGTGCATTGGTTGATTCAACCCACAAGAGCGGAAACCCCATGTTCCCCGACAAGATCACGCGCGCCCTTATCAAGGCGGCGAACGCGAGTCACATCGAACCGGCGGCGCTTCTCGCGCTTGTCGAGGTCGAGACGGCTGGCAAGGCATTCGAGGAGGACGGCCGCACGCCGGCCTTCCTTTACGAGCGTCACGTCGCCTGGCGCGAGGCGAAGAAGCGCGGCTGTCTCGCCGCGTTCATCCGCGCCGGCCTCGCCACGCCGAAATGGGACCGCGCGACGCAATACAGGGACCAGCGCACCTCGGCGCAACGGCTCGAGCTGATGCGCGCTGCCCGGGCGATCGACGCGGAGACGGCGCTGCGCTCCGCCTCGCACGGGCTCGGCCAGATCATGGGCAATCTCGCCGAGCGGCTCGGCTTCGCCGACGCCGCCGACATGGTCGCGCACATGACCGGCTCGCTCGACGGGCAGATCGATTGCCTCCTGCGCGAGCTCGCCGCGACGCATCTCGTCGCGCCGCTCAACGCGCACGAATGGGCGCATGTCGCGCGCATCTACAACGGCGCGGGCTACGCGCAGAACCGCTACGACGTGCGGCTCGCCGACGCCTACAAGCGCTGGTGTCGGCGGCTGGTGACGATGGACGGCCATGCGCCGGCGCCCGAGCCGTCACTGTCGCGCGACGAGATCCGCGCCATCCAGCTGCGCCTGCGCGAGCTCGGCTTTGCCGAGGCAGGCAGCGCCGACGGCGCCTTCGGCACGCGCACCATCGGCGCGATCGCCGCGTTCCAGGCGCATGAAGGCCTTCCCGTCAGCGGCCGCTATGACGATACGACGCGCGCGGCGCTCAACGTGGCCGAGCCGCGCCCGGTCGCGCGCGAGCGCGCCGAGGCAAGCGCGGCCGACATGAAGGCCGCGGGCTCGCGCACCATCGGTGAGGCCGATCGGCTTTCGGGCTGGGGGCGGCTGAAAATCTGGCTCGGCGTCAGCGCGGTCGCCGGCGGCGCGGCGGAGCAGGGCGGGCTTCTCGGCGACGCGCAGCAGGCGGTCGACACCGCGCGCCAGGCCAAGGGCATTCTGGAGTCGCTGCACGAGCTCGCGGCGCCGTTCCTTCGCGACCCGGTCATCCTCGTGTTCGGCGCCGTGCTGATCGTGGCCGGGGTCGCGGTTTTCCTCGGCGCGCGGCGCATCACCGCGGCGCGGCTCGCCGATCATCGGTCGGGCCTGCATGCGGGATCGTGACATCGGACGAAGGCAAGCTCCCATGTGGCATTTCCTCGCTTCGCACATCTGGACCATCCTCGGCCTCGTCGCGTCGTTCGGCGCGGCCGGGATCGCCGTCGCGGTGCTCGCCTTCGGCGTGCCCGCGGCGCTGATCCTGGCGCAGGCCGCCGGTTTCGCGCGCGAGGCGGCGCGCTTCCTGTCGACGCCGACCGGCCAGGCCGTCGCCGTCATCGCGCTCTGCCTCGTCGCGTTCGCCGCCGGCGACATCCGCCGCACCCGGCTCGACGACGCGATGTTTCGCGCCCGGCAGGCTGCCATCGCGCGCGACGCCGCCGAGCGCGAGGCGCGGATCGCCCGCGAGACCGCGGCCGATGCCGCGGCGCGCATCGCTGCGCTCGCACAGGACGCCAACGACTTGCAACAGAAGGTGACCGACTATGAACGCACGCTCGCGACGCGCGCTCGCCTCGCTGACGCCTCGGCGCAGCAAGACGACCGCGCTTGTCTTGCTACTCCCGACGATGTGCGCAGCCTGCGCGGGCTTGTCCCCGACGCCGCGCCCCGCGCCGATCGCGCTCGCGGCGGACTGCGAAAAGCTCCTCGCGCCGGTCCCGCTGCCGGGACTTGAGGCGGGCGACGATTTCCGCAAGGCCTACGCGCGCACCGCGGCGCAGGCGCGGCTCGCCAATGCGCGGCTCGCCAGCGGGCGCGACTGCGTCGCGCGCCAGCGCGGGCGTGTTGGAGAGCGCATGTCCCGGAAAAGTGGTCTCCGGTTTTCCGGTCAGGACATACGCCAAGGAGAATGACGATGACCGGCCTCAACGAGACGCAGGTCGCGGCGATCGCCGAGCGCGCCGCCGACCGCGCAACGCGGCAGATCCTCGTCACGCTCGGCATCGACGTGAACAATCCGCTCGACGCGCAGCGCGACTTCGCGGTGATGCGCGAGGTCGGCCGGCTCGCCATGGACCCGGAGTTCCGCAAGGACCTCGAGCACGCGCGCGACTGGCGCCGCACCATGGAGGAGCCGGACGGCATCGCGGCCGACCTCGCGCACACGCGGCGCTGGCGCAAGATCGTCGAGGCCTCCTCGAGCAAGGGCGTGCTCACGGGTGTGGGCGTGCTGGTCACCGGCGCGATCTCGATGATCGTGATCGGCGTGCAGCGGGTGTTCGGGGTGCATTGAGGGCACGGGTCGCATCGCGGCTGAGACATGAACCGGCGTTCACCAGACCGGGTTGTCGAACCGTCGGATGCGCGCCGCCTACGGTTGTGACCCTTGCGGCGTCAAGTCCCCGGCGATGAGCAACCAAACATTTGGTTCCGCGTTCACACCGACAGTGAACCTTCGAACCACGGGGGCGCAACGCTGTGAGGTGTGCGATGCGCAATTCGATGCGAGTTGTCCTGTTTGCCGCCGCTCTGCCCATGGTCGCGGTCCTGAGCACTGGCTCGGCATCAGCGGCTTGTGGAGATGGCTGGAACGTCGATGCCAGGGGCCGATGCTTCCCGGCATGGATGGGCACCGGCGTCTACACTGGTCGATATCCCCAGTATTACGGGCGCGATTACGGGCGCGGCTACTATCGCGAGAACCCGCGGTTGTACAATTGGGCTCCCCCAGGGCACAGAAAGCACTGGCGCGGATACAGAGACTAGTGCAGCCCCATGACGGCCGCGGTGCACACGAACTCGCCTAGGCGATAGCTCACTGCGCCGCGGCTGTCGGGCGCCTTCCACTCCATACCCTTCGCCTGTACGCGACGAAAGAGATGCGCGTCGTACGTCGCGCCGTCATGAAAAGCTATGCGGTGACGCTTCTCGCCACCGTCGGCGCGGTGCTCGCATCAATCGGCATAGCGTTCGGTCTCGCGGTGGCGCTCGGCTTCGAGATCAGCCGAACCACGACGCTGCTTGACGAGCGCCTCGCAATACTCGGTAAGGGACCGGCACCGCGCGTGGTGTTTGTTGGTGACAGTTCCCTCGGCAACGCCATCGACACCGTGGAGTGGGAACGCCTCGGGGGTGGTCACGCCGTCAACCTGGGACTGACCGCCACGCTTGGATACGAGGCCACTTACAACATGCTGAGACGCGCACTCGCTGCCTGGGGCGGCTCGCCGCGCGTCGTGATCATGCAGACGGCCGAGATGATGCGGCGTCCACCATCAACGGATGGCTTGCGTGCGAGCGAGCCGAACGGCGTTGGTCGCTTGGCGCTCGAGGTGCGGCACCTCATGTCACCGCAGCAGATTCGTCGCTTGGCTTCCTATTACAAGTCATGGGCTGCGACCATCGTGCGGCGCGACCCTCCCCCGCAGTCTCGCGGGGACGCGATGCAGAGCCTGGCGGAGAGTTACGTCAAACAGCAGCCGCGCAATCCGGCGCAGACCGAGCGTTTCGCGCGGAATGTCGACGTCAATGCGTGGATCCGAACCATTCGGCCCGAGAAGGCCGAGTACCTGCGCGTCATTGCCGATTTCTGTGCGAAGCACGGCCTGCGCTGCGTTTACGCTCACGGTCCCTTTGCTGACCCCGCATGCTCCTCGCTTGGCCCATACCTCAGGGCGGTCGACGCCTTTGTTCCGCGATCTCTCACCCCGCACCCGCCGGTCTGCCTCTCGACGGACGAGGTGGGCGACAGCATAGAGCACGCGACTCCCGCGGCGCGCCGCGACGTCACTCGCCGGTATTACGAAATGCTACGGGACGACTTGAGCCCCGAATCTTGGATGTCGGCTTCGAATGCCCATGACAAATAAGCCGGACGAGACGCAGTCCCTCAGCTTTTCGTCTGCCAGCTCACGGCCGTTCAGCCTTCGGCGCGTTGCCATGTTCATCCACGATTCGCTGGTGTAGCTCGTGGCGGCAGTACCAGCCTGCGGCCGAAGCCAACCCGGCAACCGCCGCCAACGCAACGACAACAGCGATTCTATCGCTCGTCGGTCTGTACTCGGCAGTCGCCAGATACACAGGAAGGGCCGCCAGCATCAGCACTGCATAGATGCATCCAGCGGGAGTCCGGCTTTGGGCCAAGAGCGAATCTTGTTAGACCTGCGCAAGCCACCTGGAGCACAGAAATTTACTTCGCAAATAGCTTGTCCCGGATGTAGCGCGAAGTCGGCGTTAGCCTGAGTCCTCGCGGCTTGCACCAGGCCGCCTTGTCGATCTCCTTCTTGTCTCCGATCTTCAACTGACCGGATGTCTTCACCGTCAGGAAAATCGCATCACTCATCCTCCGCCCAGATCGGCGGTTTTTCCCCTTAACTTCCTTCCATAGCTTCAAACGGCCGAGCTTGAGTTTTGGTAGTTCTTCCCGGATCTCACGGCGAAGACACTCCCGCTCGCTCTCACCCGTACGCTTTCGGCCGCCTGGAAACATCCAGAGCCTATCGCGCCGTCGTCGAACCAGGAGCACGCGCCCTTTTTTTGAGGCGACGAGTTTTGCGGACTTTGCCATATGCCGTCGAATCGGTCTGACGAACCAGGCCATTCTAGACCGGTAATTCGTCGTGCTTGCATCAAACGATTAGGGGTGGCCGCCCAAAGCGGCCACTGCAGGCATCGGAAGAACGGGGCCGTGAGACGCTTGTAGTCCGCCCGCTGAAACTCGCTGCGGCTGAAGGCCTCCCAGAACTGCGCGTCGTGAGTCACTCTTCACAGGCTTGTTCACACACCGACATCTCGCGCGATTTTTCTTGTCGCCCGTCGCCTCTCTGAGCTAGCTATCACGCACCGCCTGCGGCTGGATTTTCACCCGGCCGGCGGAGCTTGCAAAAATTCCCCAACCGAAAAAGGGCCGCGTGCTGCGCGGCCCTTTGCTCATTTCGCATGGAGATGGATCGATGCCTGCAAAGAAAGTTCGCGACGCTGAATTCGAGCGTACCCTCGATCGACTGAGAGACGTCGCCTCGCGCGTATCGCACCGCGAGCGCCTGATCCTCGGAGTGCTGGTTCTCGAACAAGCGCTGGCAATCATGCGCGGCCGCTACTCTGCACGCGCCAAGCCGAATTGTGCCGAGGCCTGAAGCCCTGCGGCGGAAGGGCCGCGCGTCGCGTGGCCCTTCGCAGTGCTTGTGGAGCATTTCAAACATCGCAAATACCGGAGGCAGTCATGGCCGGAGTCCCGTTGCTGAACCCCCGTTGGGAAAAGTTCTGCCAGGCGTATGTGAGCGGGCCAACGGCCGGCAACGCGACGGCATCTTACGTCGAGGCGGGCTTTGCCGGCGAAGGCACGCAGACCGCGCGCAGCGGCGCCTTCCGCCTGTTGAATAAGGACATCATCCGGAAACGGGTCAGCGAAATTCAGGCCGCGCAGGCCCGCATGGCGGAGCGGGCGCTGGCAAAGGTCGCCGACCGGCTGTCGCTGCGAGACGAGGCGATCCTTGGCCAACTCCTCAAGATGGGGTTCGCCAACATGTTCGATTATGTGCGGCGAGACGAAAACGGCGAGCTGGTCGTCGATCTCGGCGCGATCGATCGCGATCAGGCCGTCGGCATCGTCGAGCTGGTGATCCACGAGACGGGGGAAGGCGAGACGCGCAAGAGGACCATGCGCGTGCGGCTCGGCAACCGGCATGCTCCGCTGGTCAGCCTCGGCAAGCACCTCGGCCTGTTCGCGGAGAAGCCCGAGAAGGACGACCGACTGCGAAACAAGAGCACCGAAGATCTGCAACGTCAGGTCACCGAGCTCTACCGCAAGCGCAGCAGCAAGGAAATTCGGCTTGACCCGGAAACGGCCTCCAAGATCGCATTGCCTGCGTCGATACAAGAGACCGAGCCGGCCTCGCCGCCCAGCGGCGCGGCAGGACCCCGTGTCGATGACGGCGAATGACGCCGGTTTCAGCGCGAAACAACGACCGAACTGGCCCGCGGATGATTGCGATTCAAGATTTGGCGTCAGCCAACATCATCCGCATGTTGCACGAGACATGCCGCCGCTTATTGGACGTTACCCGCTTGTGGCGCGGACGGCGGAGCTGCTGGGGGCGGCGGAGTGTAGTAAGCCTCGGGCGGCAATCGTTGCGCAGCTTGCTGAGCAGGTTGCGGCGGAGGAGGCGGAGCCGAGGCGACTGGCCCGCCCTGTTTCCCTGCGCGCCTTGGAGGGGGCGCCGCCGGTGGAGGCGCGCAGCGTTCCGTCGCCAAGATCGCAAGGTACTGCTGCCGAGCTTGTAGGGCCGCGACTTCCTTGCTCGCTGCGCCCTTGAAGTCCATCGCGAACCACAATGGCCAAATGATAAGACCGCCAACACCGGCCGCCACGTTCTGCGCAACCTTGAGTCCTTGCTCGTCCGCAAGTTCTTGGACTTTGGCATTGTTAGCCTGAATCTCAGCCTGAAGCTGCGCACAGCTCGCTTGTGAATCTTGAATCTGAACGGTGGCAACAGGCTGCGGATCACGCCCGGCACATGCGCTCAGCACGAGCGCCGCAAACGCGCACGGAATACTGCGGTGCATTGTCGATTAACTCCCCCCAAGCCAAAGGCATCATCAAACAACCGGAACGCGTTGGCAAGGGAACCTGCCTTCATAGGTATAACTCGTTAGGCCTGGAGACTTTCCGAACAAAATCAAAGGCAAAGGGCCACGCTTCCGCACGGTCCTTTTCCATTCACCCCAGTCGCTCACAGAAAGGAAAATGCGAATGAATACTTTCGATACGGAGCGCCAGACGGAACCCGAAAACCCGGAAGCGCAAGCCTTGCAGGACGAACTCGCCATCCTGCAAGAGCTCGACCGCCGCGAAGAGCGGACAAAGCTCCTCCGCTACAAGCCCTATAACCGGGTCCGCGGATTCCACGACGGCGGCGCGATCCATCGCGAGCGCCTGCTCTGGGGCGGCAACCAGCAGGGCAAGACCTACGCCGGCGGGGCCGAGACGGCGTATCACCTCACCGGAAAATATCCGCCGGACTGGAAGGGCAAGCGGTTCGACCGTCCGATCCGCGCCTGGGCCGCCTCCGACGGCTATCGCGCCGCGCGCGACGCCGCACAGCGGACATTGGTCGGCCCGCCGGAGGACGAGAGCGCGTGGGGCACGGGTCTCATTCCTGGCGATGACCTGCTCGGCTGGGCGCGCGCCTCGGTCGGCGTGCCGAACCTGCTCGATCACGTGCGCGTGCAGCACCATCGCAATGTCGGCACGGAGGCCGAGCCGGTCTACGATACGGAC